AGCCTATACTGAGCTAGAAAAGAAGTTCGGTGGTTTTACTGGCGCACCTAAAGATGGCTATGCTGGCCCAGAAGGAATTGAGTCTGACGATGCCCTACTGCAAGAGCTAACTGAGTTTGCTGAGAAAACAGGCATGAGCCAAGAAGCCTTTGGTGATGCTTGGGAATTGTTGTCAGCACAGGGTGAAGCAGTAGAACAAGTTACCCAAGAGCAAGAGATTGCACGACTAGGTGACAATGCTGGAGAGCGTATCAAGAATGTTGAAGGCTACCTGAAGAACAACTTAGATGCTTCTGACTATGATGTGGTTCGTGATCTGGTAACTGATGCCAAGTCTATTGAGTTGGTAGAGTATTTGGTTCGTGCTACTGCACCTACTTGATGGTGGACAGCATCCTACCGGCATGACCTGGAGCGATATTGAAGCTCAGATGTTTATGAAGAACGAGAATGGACAACTCCTCCGCAGTATTGACTCTAATCACGAAGCCAAAATACAGAAGATGATGCAGGAGTTTGGTGGCGACAAGGCTCATACCCGCACCTTCGGTTGATCTTCGGTTGAGTTTATGGGGTGAAAAGTGTATAATCGGCACACTGGACACCCCTTTCTATTAAGGCCCAGTAAATTTAGGTTGAATGCTGACCAAGTTTACTCGGGTACTCAGCTAAAACCTTGAAAAACTTTTTATTATTTATTACTCTTTTTCGAGGAAATCATTATGAGTAAAGTATTATCATCAGTAGCGGTAACGGAGTTTGACAGTCTTGTTAAGCACGCATACCAAAACGCTGGCCTTTTGAAGGGCGCTGTAACTGTACGAAACAACGTTGTAGGCGATACCTACAAATTCCGCAACATGGGTAAGGGTCTAGCTAACCAGAAGTCTACTTCTGATCTAGTAACTCCTATGGACATCACTCACAACTTCGCTGTAGCAACTCTGTCTAACTGGAATGCTCCAGAGTACACAGATATGTTTGATGCAGCCACTGTAAACTTTGACGAGAAGCAAGAACTAGCAAGCACCATCGCAAGCTCTCTGGGTCGTCGTTGTGACCAGTTGGTTATCGACGCAATGGACGCAGAAGCTACTTACGCTGCTACTGTTGCTGCTGGCGGCACTAACTTGACTACTGCTAAGGTTATTGATGCTCAGGTTGCTCTCCGCGCTCAAGGCGTTCCTAACTCTAACCTGTATGCTGCTATCAATGCTCAGGGTCTGGGTGGTCTGCTGAACCAAGAAGAAATCACTTCTTCTGACTACAACAATGTTAAAGCTCTGGTCAACGGTGACGTTGATACTTTCGGTGGCTTTAAGTTCGTAGTTATCGAAGATCGTGCTGAAGGTGGTCTGACTGAAGAAGCTAACATCGTTGATTCATACTTCTTCTCTCAGGACGCTGTTGGTCTTGCAATCGGTATTGACATCAAGACTGACGTTGATTGGATTGCTGATCGCACTTCTTGGTTGTGTAACGGTATGCTAAAAGCTGGCGCTGTTTCTCGTGACGGTCTTGGTATCGTTAAAGTTCAATACGACAAAACTGCATAAGGAATATTATCATGGCTTTTGAAAGACAAGGTTTATCAAGAATTGGTGGTGCTGGTACTGGTGGCACTATGTGGATGTATAATGCTTCTGAAGCTCCTGACAATGCTGCTGGCCCCGTCCTGCAACTTGTTAGCTACTTTGATGAAGCATCAGATGTTCTCCAAAAGGGTGATCAGATTAATGTTACTCGCGAAGTAGGCACAGCTTACTTGCACATCACCTATGTTCGATCAATTAGTGCGGCAGGCGTTGTTACTACAGCGGCTGGAACAACCATCACTGATTAAGTAGTAAAACTGAATGGGGCTGCTCCGGTGGCCCCTTTCTTTACCAATAAAGGTTTTTTATGGCAAACAGTAAGCTATCGTTAATTAATAATGCTCTTATTCTTATTGGCGATGTGCCACTGACATCCCTGACTAGCGGTACTCGTGCTCAGGTTGTAGCCACTAGCCTATACGACAATATCATTGAAAGCGAACTCAGCAAGCATCGTTGGGGTTTTGCTCGCAATGTTGCACAACTTAGTAAAGAAATAGCTGCTCCAGTAGGTGACGAGTGGCAAACTTCATACACACTCCCTGTTGATATGCTGGCATTAATTAAACTTGATCCCAGTATCCCATACCAAATTATAAACAATAAAGTCTACTGCAATTATAGCGGTACACTTTTCTGTGATTACATCCGTAAGCCTTCCGAGGCTGATTGGCCTGCATACTTTGCTAAGATGATTGAGTATGCCTTGGCTATGGACTTTGCTCCATCCATTCGTGACAGTGCTTCTTCTATGCAGATACTAGCTAACCAATATCTAAACGCTAGTCGCATGGCTCGTTACACTGACTCACAGCAACACCCGCAAGTAGCTATCCAGGATCGCCCATTTATTAACGTGAGGTACTAATGTCTTTTAATTTTAATAACTTTAGCCGACATGGTGGTAGCACTACAGCTCCATCTTGGTGGACTTACCACACGAATGACGCATGGGATGACATTCTCCCTGATAACTATTTTGGAGAGGCGTTTGGGTCTTTGAACGTAAATGACTTTATTCTTGTAAGGTCTATTGCTAACACCTTTATGTTGCGTGTAACTGCTGTTGCTCAGGATACAGTTGCAATAGTAAGAGACACGATGACTGCTCCTAACATTGGTAGTGCAATCTTTGCTGCCACCGTTACCCAGACTGCTACCGACCCAGATACTGCCTATCAAGTTTCTTGGGATTTGGCTGTTGAGAATGGTTCAATTAAGCGTAATGTCTCAGATAACACCAAGATTGAGTTTACTGAGGCCGGTACTTATTTAGTTCAAGGCAACTTGCAGCTCAAGTCTTCTACAGCATCCGCAAAGACGTTTTACTTTTTCCCAACTATCAATGGCGCAAGTAATTCAAAGTCAGTTCGATCAGGACTTAAAGATAATAATGTCTTGGGTACTCTTGGAGTATCTGCTGCTTTGGAATTAAATGCTGGTGACTACATTCAGGCTAACTGGGCAGTTAGTGATGTTGCTGGTTGGCTAGATGCTTCTGCTGCAACTTCATTTGCTCCAAGCTCTTACGCTGCACAAATTTCTATTATTAGGGTATAAAGTTATATGCCAAAGTCACAATTCATGCAAACCAGCTTTGCTAGTGGTGAGTTGTCACCATTACTACTAGGCCGTACCGATCTTGATCAATACTACAAGGGCGTACAACAAGGCGAAGGCGTAGTTATTGTGCCTCAAGGTGGGGTTAAGCGCAGACCTGGAACACAATTTATTGCCAGAATACTACAGGGGTTGACTCGTTATACTCCCCTACCAACCGTTGTTGCTAATGCCACAGACCCCAACAATATTAATGACGGCAATGATAATACCTACACTTTAACGCCTGATGGTTTGTCAGCTCCATTTACTATTGCCACCTATGATTTAGGTGCAAGTTTTTCTGCTCAAACATTTTTAGATGTTAGAAATTGTTCTTTATTTCAGAGTGGTGCAGTAGGACAAAAAACTGCAAACATTACTATTGAATGGTCTACTGATAATATTAATTGGACAGTTGCCGCTACATTTGAAATAGACAACCAAACCGAAAGAAATTTTAGATTATCTACGTCTACTTTAGTGAAAAGATACTGGCGATTGAGAACTGATCTTCCTGCTCCAAGTGGGTACAAGGTCAAAATTGCTGAGTTTGTATTTAACACTGAAATTGGCTCATCATCTCCTGTTGGCAATTACAAATTGTTTGGCTGGGAATATGCTTCCGACAAAAGTTATTTAACTGTATTAACTAATTTAAGTTTAAGAGTTTATAGAGTTCCTCATGCAGGAAGCACTGACACCGTATATGTTGGGGATGTACCTTTGCCTTATCTTAGTGCTGACATTCCTGAAGTAAAAGTATGTCAAACTGAGGGTGTGATGTTAATGTTTCACGAAGACTATCCGCCCCAGCGTATTGTATTTGATGGACTAGACACTGTTAATTCATTTGCTGTAGATGCAGTTCCTTTTGTAAATGTTCCCCAGTACGACTATAACGATAGCGATAGCCCTCCCCCAACTACAGCAGTACAGACAATGTCTGTTAGTGGCTTTGAAGTAGGGAAAAGATATAAGATTACGGTTGAAGGTGTAACAAGCAAAGACATCACTTACGCTGGTAACGGAGCAGCGGATGCGGCTGGTACGGACAGAATGGAGTCTAGCGCCTTTAACTTGCAAAAAAACTTGCAAGAAATGCCTGTGTTTGGTTTTAGCGGAATTACTGTCACTCCTGTTTTTAGCGGAGACTACAATACATACACCATTTCAATGAGGGATGACTCTGCTGGAGAATATAAGTTATTTACTGGTTTTCCAACTACAGGAGATCCAGAAGATACTGCGGCTTTTGCGATAACAACCCAAGGTTCACCAAGAACTGAAGATGTATGGTCTGCAGCTAGAGGGTATCCTAAGCAAGGCGTATTCCATGAAGGCCGTTTATGGTTAGGTGGAAGCAAGTCTAAGCCGCAAAGTATATTTACGAGTAGAGCTGGTAACTATTACGATTTTTTTGGTGAAGAAGGCGAGGATGATGAAGGTATCTTTGTCACGATTGATTCTCGTAGTTTAACTGACATTGTTGATATTAACCCTGATCGCGGCTTGCAAGTGTTTTGTAAGGGAGCAGAGTTTTTAGTTAAAGGTCAAACACCGTCTAACATTGAAGTTGTTTCGCAGACGCAGCATGGTTCATTTAACCTAGAAGCTCAGTCGTTTGATGGGGCTACATTGTTTGTAGATAAAAATGGCAATACGCTCCGACAGTTTTTGTTTAACTTTGGTGAAGATGCTTACACTTCTGCCGACCTATCTGTACTGTCTAGCCAGTTAATTAATCAACCTGTAGCTATGGCGACATTGTCAGGAACTACTACTGAAGACGCTAACTGGGTATTCTTAGTTAATGCTGATGGTGCAGGCGCAGTTCTTAACACAATGAGAAGCCAAGATATTAATGGTTTTTCTAGGTGGACACCGCACACAGGGGCGGCAGGCAATAATTTTACAAGAGACTGTAGAATTAAAACTTGCGCTACTGCTGGTGGATATATGTATCAAGTTACCCAAAGAAGCACAGGCCAAAGTACAGGTTCTGTAGATATTGAATGCTGGAACTTTGATCACTTGTTGGATTCTAGCGAAAAGATAACTATTACTAATTCTGGGTTTGTGCCATTAACTCAAGGCAGCAGGCTGTTTGGCTATTCTGTTCAGGTATTAGCTGACGGAGATGTGTTAGCTAAAAGAGATGTTACAGAATCTGGCGGTGAATATGGCATAACTATTACTTCTGCAGAAATGAGTGGATTTACCAGTAGAGTCTTAGAGGTTGGATTAACCTTTGATGTAAAGGTAAAGACTATGCCTTTGAATACTAATCCTGGCACTCGTGGTGGGCAAAACACTATGAAGCGCAAGAAAATTACTAACATTAACTTGCGTGTGTATGAGAGTGCTGGCATCTACATTGACGGTAATGCTGTTTCTATTAGGCAGTTTGGCGATGCCCAAAATACTCCACTGAACACCCCATTTACTCCTAGAACTGGTATCATAGAGGATAAAAACGGTGGTAATGGTTGGTCTACAGAAGTAGTCCCAGAGATTACAGTGCCAGACGGTACGCCATTCCATCTGCAAGCTATCCAATATGAGGTCGAGTCTTCGTGAATGATGTTGTAACGCAAGATAGTATTTACCAGTTACAAGAAATAATAAAAGAGCTTCCACAGGCAGATATAGTTACAAGACACCACTTCTCTGATGGGATGTACGCAAGAGAAATGGTAATGCCTCCAGGAAGTATTGTTGTAGGAGCTTTGCACAAAAGCAAGCATCTGTTTACCGTTGTGTCTGGTGAGTGTGAAGTATCCAGTGTTCACGAAAGGGAAAAGATTACAGCTCCGTACTTAGGTGAAACAGTACCAGGAACTAAACGTGTTATATATAGCGAGACAGGGTGTACTTGGATTGGATTTTATCCTACGCACTTAACAGATATTGATGAATTAGAAGCGGCTATTATTAAGCCGGAGGGTATTTAAATGGTTTGGGTAATAGCAGCAACAGCCACAGAGCTTTTAATTGCGGCAGCAGCAGTTGGCACAACAGTTAGCGCTGTCGGAACAGTACAGGCAGGTAAGGCACAAGAGTCGGCCATGAAGGCTCAAGCAGAGCAAGAACGTATAGCCGCTGAGAGTCGTGAACTAGAACGCCAGCAGAAGCTCAATGCAGCCCTTGCAGCTAATGTTGTAGGGTTAGGTGTGTCAGGCATCAAGACGGAAGGAACTCCCTCTAGTATTGCACTAGAAAGCGCCAAGAATATTGGTTTAAGCGAAGGCATGATGAAGCTGTCTGATAGGCTTGCTCAGGCTCAACTTCGTCGTCAGGGTGCTAATGCTAGAAAAGCCGGTCAATATGCTGCTGCTGGAACACTATTACAAGGTGTTGGTAGTCTTGCTGCATATACTGGTGGTGGTGGTGGTGGTGGTGGTGGTGATTGGGGTGGTGATTACTCTGGAATTTCTGGCGATCCATTCGCATAATAAGGAACAATAATGGCTAAACAAGAACGAATTGGTTTTTACGGTAAGTTTACTCCTACTGCTTTAGATACCTCTGAAGCTGACAAGATGCGAGCATTGGCTGGTTTAGGTGGAGTAATAGCCGATACTAGCCTATCTATAGCAAAGCCTATGGTAACTGCTGAAAGAGTCAAGCAGGCAGAAATTGCTAGTGCTGAAACAGGTACTATTGACCCTGAAACTGGTGAGCTAAGAGGGCCAGCAGAAGAGGTTGCCGCATACAAAATTGGTGCAGCTCAGGCCAACGCTGTTATGCGTAACACCTATGAGGCTAACGTAGCAGTAGAGATTAACGATATTGTTGACTTTGCCGCTGCTGAGTTCCCTGACGACATTGAAGGTTATGCAAGATCAGTCAAGGCTCAAAGAGAGGGTCTTATTGGCGCTATGCCAGAAGAGTACAAAGGCAAAGCTGAAAACCTGTTTGCTCGCCTAGATAATCCTACCTCTCGCAATATTGCCGAAGCACAAAAACAAAAAGCGATGGACGCCTCTAACACCAACATTCGTCAAGCTGCTAATGTTGCCGAGAAGGGTTTATCTAATGCCGCCTTTGCTGGTGACGTTGCCTCTACAGCTGACTTTGCTACCGAGTATGCTGTTTCCTTGCAGAGACTTGTAGATCAGGGTGACATGACTACAGATCGTCAGGCCGAGTTACTGACTGCACAAAACGAAAGAATTATTGTTCAAGGTAAGTTGGGTGAAGTTGACCGAGCTATTAGAGCAGAAGGTCGTACTCCAGAACAGCAGATTGAAGATGGTCGTGCAATCGTTGAGGCATTGCGTGAAAACCCTGATGCAGATTTGAGTGCAGAGAAAAACCAAGAGCTTATAACCAAGTTGAATGCAGCGGTTGCTTCTAAGGCAGTGGCATACTCAAAAGAGAAGGCTACTCTTACAGTTGAAGAGCAAAATATCAAAGCTGACTACAATACCAGCGTTAAACTTAGCACTAAAACTCCGTCAGAGCTTATCTCAGAGGCTTATGATTTGCAGGCTAGAGGAATACTCAGCCCAGCAGAAAGATCAAGCTATGAGGTAGAAATACAAAAAACTTCTGTTGCGGAAATAACCAAGAATCGTGATATTGCTGATGTGTCAAACCTTGTGTCAGGAGCGCCACAGCCAACTGATCGCGCTGTTGTTGCTACACAGAAGAGTGTAGATGATTACTACGAACTTACCGAGCCAGGAACTCCACTTGATCCAGACGTAAGAAGTACAGTGCAGGCAAACATTGCGGCTAAGACTGGGTACATTCCTACGCAGGTCAGAACAGAGATCAGGAATAGTTTACGATCTAATGACCCAGCAAAGATTGAGTACGCAGTTGAAACTATTGACCGAATACAATCAATAGCAGGAATTGGCGAGCAGGCATTTAACGCTCAAGAGGTTGCTTTTGCAGATCAGGTTATGGATGCAATGAACTATATGTCAATGGAAAAGGCAATCGAAAACGCTAATAACATTACAGCGTCAGACAGACCTGAGCGCAGAGCTATGGCTGAAACTAGAGCCAATCAAATTAAAGAAGATAAAGACACCTTTGCTGATGCTTATAGAGGTGAAATTATATCTGAGTTTAAGGGGACTTTTGCTTGGGAAAGTAATTTTATTAAAAACAACCCCTCACTACCATTGATGGTAAAAGACTACGGAAAACTCGTAGAGAATTTATATAAGTCTGGCACAGTCGATATTGAGTCAGCAAAAGCAAAAGCTATGAAGCTGATAAATGCAAACTGGAAAGACGGTGAGTTTGGGTTAATGAAATATCCGCCAAACCAATTTGAAGCATACAAGCTTCCTAGTACTGACGACACTACCTACATACGAGATCAGCTAAAGTCAGAGTTGTTAGAGCAAGGTTTGGATGTTCCTCGTGAAAACATATACCTTGAGTCAGACGAAGAAACCGCAAGAACGGCATCTTCTGGAAAGCCAACTTACAGAGTTACAGTTGAGTTAGATGATGGCACTATCAATGCAGTTACATTTGTTAGCAAGGATGGTCAGACAAGCCCAAGGTACTATCCTGATGTTGAGGCTGGCACAAAGGTGCAAGAGGAAAATAATCGGCTTGCAGGTGAAAAAGCTCTTTACCCATATGGTAAACTGAAAAAGCAAACATACACAACTTTAGACAAAAACACTGAAGCAGCTTTGGGTAACATTCTGGCATCTAGTAATAGCCCATTTGCCATACAAGGTCGAAGTATTGCAGCGGCTGTTGAAGCTCCAAGTAAGGTTACACCTTCCCTTGTTAAGAAGATTCTTGAGCAGACAGGAGTTCCATTTGCTATTGGTGAGATAGGTGACGCTTATGAATACGTCAAGTCTTCTGTGCAGCAAGCCAGTGACAACTATGTAGCCTCTTTGCAAAAAAATAAAGGTAAGTAATATGCCATTTGTGCCATCATTATCAACACAGCTCGTTAGTGAAAAGTTAGTTCGAGAGCCTCAAGAAGTTATCCCACAGGAAGACCCTACGCTGGGAGAAATTGGTAAGGCATTGTTCCGTCAAGAGAACATGATTGGTTCATGGCTTGTTGAGCCTGAGGGATTGCCTGACACCAAAGACGACCCTACGTTTGATGCTTACTCCATGTTTACTGAGGATGAGCGTAATGACAAGGCATTTGTTGAGACTGCCATATTTGCTGATAGCAGTGATGAGCTAGATACTGTAAGACGGCAGATGGAAAGAGAGCGAAAGGATAGGGATACTATTGCTAGGGGTGGAGCTACATCTTTTGTTTTAGCTCTACCAGTGGCGGCTGCTGATCTAACATCTATGCTGGCTTTTGGTGGCTTGGCTGCTAACACTTATCGTGCAGGTAAAAGTATATTAAGTAGTGCCGCTGTTACTGGGTCTGTTGTCGGTGTTGAGAGCGCCATCCAGGAGGCCGCATTACACTCTACACAGCTTACAAGGACTTATAGTGAGTCAGCAGTTAACATTGGTGCTTCAACGCTCTTAGGCGGCATTCTAGGCGTTCCTATACAAAAGCTGGCTAACTACGGTATTGATGACAAGGTTCTATCTGAATTAGAAGATGTAATGAATGTTGAGCCAAAAATAGCTGAAGGAATTAATCCAACCATTAATGCTAAGACTGGGCCTGTAGGCGACGACAGTGTTGGTGCGGCTCGTACAGTTGTTGGTAGTTTTGAGGTTAAAGGGAAGGCTCCCAGAGCATTACTTAAAGCTATGCCGTTTGACCCTCTCAGCAGAACATCTGTTAGTGAGTACGTTGGCACAAGACGAACAGTTAATATGCTTGCTGAGAATGTTATGGATATTGATGCGGCTCCATTGCAGTCTGCTCAATCGTTGGCAGGCATTAAAATTGGCAAGGTCTACTCATCTATTGATAACCATCGCAAGCTCTATGCTCAGTACCGTGGCAAAGGCGGAGTTGTAAAGTCAGAAAAAACAGAGACAGGTACGCGCACCATCTATAGTAAAGACGAGCCTGTAATGACATCCACCGAGTTTAATGAGGCTGTGGCTAGGGCTGTTCGTACTGGTGAAAGTGACATACCTGAAGTTAAAGCATCAGCAGATTTTTGGCGTTCAGAGCTGTACGATCCCTTGAGGGATGAAATGATAGAGCTGAAGATGTTGCCAGAAGATGTGGATGTTTCAACGTCAGTAAACTACCTTAACAGAATCTACAACAAGAATAAGATTAGCACCAATCTTCCATCATTTGTATCTAAGGTCTCTAAGTGGCTCCAAGACAAGGACGAGACTCTATATCGAGATGCTAAGGATGCTCAGGCTAAACTCGATGCTGGTGACATTGCTGATGTAGCAGATGTTGCAGAGGGTGCCGTTGGGCCGACCCCTGTTGGTTCTACTGTTAGAGCTGGAGATAGAGGTAACACTGGCAAAGTTGTGTTTGCTGATGATAACAATGTTGTTGTGCAGTTTGTTAATAAAAAGCTGGGAACTACAGCAAGCAAGACGTTTACTCCAGATCAGGTTACTCCTGTATCTAAGGCAGCAAAGAAAGGTGGAAAGAAAGCAGCAGATGGCGAGAGAGCAAAACTACAGGCAATCATAGATAAAGCAGAGTTCAAGAAGGGTAGGGACTTTGAGCCAGAAGACTATGAGAGCATTGCTTTAGACATCGCAGATCGGATCAGGGGAACTCCTGACGGCAGGTTGCCATACGACTGGAAGATGGGCGAAGGATTTAGCTCAGGAAGAAACGGTGCTACTTTAAGAGGCTCTGCTGCATTGCGCGGCCCACTAAAGTCAAGAAAGTTTACCATTGAAGATGAGATAATCGAGGAGTTTCTTGAGAATGACATTGAGACTTTAGGTAAAAGATATTACCAGCAGACTGCTGTTGACATTGAGCTAACGAGAAAGTTTAAAAGCGTTACACTTGACGATGAAATAAAAGATATTCAGCAGTATTATTCTCAGAAACAGTTAGCAACATCGAAGCGCAAAGACCTGACTGACAAGCAAAAAGAAAAAGAGAATCTTAGGCTTAGCAGAAAAAGTGATGCTGACATTAGAGACATTGCTGGCATTAGAGATCGCATGAGAGGTGTTTACGGATACCAAGAAGATAACATATTTACTCGAATAGGTAGATCGGCTCGTGACCTAAACTACTTGCGCCTACTGGGTGGTGTGACCATATCTAGCTTGCCTGATATTGCTCGCGTTGTAATGGCGGAGGGGTTTGCTAAGTCTTTCTCTAAGGGACTTGTGCCACTAGTAACCAACCTCAAGCAATTTAAGTTAGTTGCCGAAGAAGCTAAAATGTGGGGCGTAGGGACTGATGCTTTTATGGGCGGCAAGTCTTCTTTGATTGCAGATGTTGGAGATTACGTCCAAGGTGGCACAGCAGTTGAGCGAGGCCTTAGATCGGGGGCCGCAAAGTTTGGCAAGATAAACGTACTAGACTACTGGACTTCAGGAATAAAGCAGGTTCACGCTGTTACCATGCAAACGTCTATCTTTGATAATCTAAAAAAAGGGATATACGACAAGCGACTAGGAAGGCTTGGCATTGACGAGCAATCTGCAAACGATATGTGGGAGCAAGTTAAGTTATACGGCACTCGTGAAGGTGGGATTTGGCAGACTGGCGCAAAAAACTGGGACAGGCAAGACCTTGAAAGAATGTGGGGGGCGGCAGTAAGAAAAGAGTCCGATAGAGTTATCATTATGCCTGGACAAGAAAAGCCTTTATTTATGTCTTCTGAGTTAGGTAAAGCTATCGGGCAGTTCAGGGCTTTCACACTGTCATCAAACCAAAGAATTGTTATCGCTGCTCTTCAAAACCAAGATAACAACACGTTGGGCGGAGTGCTGGCTTTAGTTGGCATGGGTATGTTTTCTTATTACATCAAAGAAAGTATTGCAGGCAGACCTGTTAGCACCGACCCTGCCACTCTTGTTATGGAGGGTATTGACCGATCTGGTGTTCTGGGCATTCTTGGCGAGGCGAACCTTACCTTGGAGAAAATATCAGGCAACAGTGTTGGACTAAGATCTTTGCTAGGTGTTAGCACTCATGCGTCTAGGTTTATGTCAAGAAGCCAAGCTGAGTCGTTGCTAGGCCCAACACTTGGAAGCCTACTGAGTACCACTGTGGCAGCTAGTAATGCGCTTACAAGCAAGGAGCCGATGACTGAGGCAGACGTTAGAACTCTTCGCAGGCTTGTTCCATTGCAAAATCTATTCTATTTAAAGCATGGATTTGATGCTGTAGAAAAGTCTATTGTTGACTGATAGCTGTATATTTTTTAACCAATTTTTAGTATAATCAACCCAAGGAATGATTAAAGTTATTGAGGAATAAAAATGTCTGTTACCGGCTCTACCACCAGAAATGATTATGTTGCTACGTTTGGACAAAATGTATTTAACTATACATTCCAAGCTCTTTTATCTTCTGATCTAAAGGTAATTAAAAGCGGTGCAGTGTTGTCTTTGAATACAGACTACACAGTTGCCATCGTTAGTAATAGCGGTGGATTTGTTACGCTATCCGCTCCTGCCTCTGATGGAGATACAATCAGTATCTTACTTGCAATGCCTATTGACCGCACTACCCAGTACCAAAATGCTGGCGACTTCTTAGCATCCGATGTTAATGGAGATATGGACAAAGGCTACATTGCCATGAATCAGTTGCAAACTGACATTAGCAGAGCAATACGCCTAAAGGATCAAGACCCTACTGTGGATATGACACTCCCAGTTAAAGCCAATAGGGCTAATAAGTTTTTAAAGTTTGACAGCTTGGGTAGACCTTTTGTTGCTAGTGGCCCTACTGCTATTGCTGTTGGCTCTGGAAGTTACTGCAACACTGTTGCTGATATGGTTAACAATTCTGGCCTAGAAGTAGGAGATGTTGCTACAACCCTTGGCTATTACAGCACTTACGATGGTGGCGGCAATACATACAAAATTGTGGATGTTGACACTGGCACAGCTGATGGCGGCTCTTACATTGACCTAGTAGGAATTGATGGGCAGGCTAAGGCAACATGGGAAGGCGGAGCAATCATTGACCTGCAATATGGCATTAAGCGTGATGCTGTTTTCCAAAGAAGCGGTGAAGGTCAGACTGACGGCACTGACAATGGCCCTGCTCTTGTTGCTTTGTTAGCTACGGCTAAAGCAAATAACTATAAAGTCCTGTTTACTGACGGCATTGCTACAACAAACACTCCGCTTGTAATGGATAAAGCTCTTGTTTCTATTCATGGTACTGGCAAGTTAATGTCATTCCTGAACATTGGCGCAACATTCCCTGTAGGCAGTAGCCTTTTAACTATTACTGATTGTGGTAGAACCGAAGGAACAGGAACTAACGAGAAGCCTTACTTTACAGATCAAGAAAAATCAGTAGAGCTTGTAGGGTTTACTTTGCTAGGTAGACAGCGAACAGTTAGAGCAAACGGACTTTCCTTTACTGGCTTGAACGACGACATGATTATTGATGTTGAGTGCCGAGACTTCTTAGGCATAGGTATGTCTTTGGGTAACGCTAACGTTACTAAAATAAATGCAGGCTTATGGGTAACAGGGCAGCAATACAAGATTGCTTTCCTTGGTACTGCTACAGGTGATGACGAGGACGAGAAAGAAGCAGCTATTCAGGCGCGATGGAATGCTTATCTAAGCACGACAGACGTTACCTATAGAATCGGCAAGACATTTGAAGCTCAAGATAACGGTGCAAGTATGACAGGTGCTGTTGCGGCAGTAGGCTATACCTCAGATACTGTGCGTGAGAGTACGTTTGAGAACATTCAGATAAAGAACTGTGGCAACCGTAACTTGATTGGGGGTGTACAGTACGATAATGCCGCTATGGAGATAGGCAGTAACGGTTCTAGCCAAGGTGACAACAACATCTGGATGCCTCTGTTACGCATCATTTACCCTCGTGGTAAAGCACTCAAGGTTGTTCCTAACGTATCTAACAGAGCGCGTAAGATTCGGATAGGACACTTGTTCCTACACGCTAACAATCAGCTACCTGCTGTGCCAGTTACTACTGACCCTTTAAACCCTAATAAGGGATATGACCCTAACGGTGAGAAGTGGAGAGCAAAGTCAAACTTAGTTGTTATAGGTACGCAGGGTGCGGTAGAGGGTAGTGCCGAGATTGCATCCATCAGTGTTGATCAGGTTGACTTGGTTGGACTAGAAGTCCCTTATAAATGCTTTGAAGTAAACACAGGTTCCTCCCTGCATATCAATGGCTTTACAGGAAACGCTCCTGACAAGTCTAAATATTTCTACTTTAATGGTGCGGAAACCTCTTCTATTCGTGATTACAATCGCGGTGGAATACGAGTAGGATCACCAGTAAAAAGCACTGCTAACTTAATTGAGATTGACGCAACAAACGGAATGTTTGAAGGTCATCAGTTAAGTGTATCAGGATTGCAGGCACCTACGGTTCCATCAGGTCAGAAGAAGTTTGCTACCCTAGAGGCAGGTAACTGGAGTGTAGGTAACTCGTTTGTTGTTAGAGAGTTGGGTACAGGCGGCAATGCGGCATGGGTAACATACACTGGTATAGATAAGACTTGGGCATATGGTGATACTTTTGTAGGTACAGCTAATAGTCAGGCTGCTTTAACAGGTGCTATCGCAGGTACTGGTGGTTTTGTGGAAGGCCAAGAGTATAAGATATTTGATTTAGGATACAGCTTTACTGACTCCACGTGCGACTACAACGATGGCACGACTGTTACCCACGATGCTAATTCTTCTATTGTAGCGGGATTAAGTGTTACTGGCGCTGGTATTCCGGTGGGCGCAACCATTGCTTCTATAACAGACTCTACAAACTTTGTATTAAGTGCAGCTACTACAGGCGGAGCAGTAACCAACGGCACTTTAAAATTTTATAACTCTACAGAAATACAAAACAAATGGAATAATTATTTTGAAACTACAGGCGAATCGTATAGTGTAGGTGATGTTTTCACTGGCACTGCTAACGACTCAACGTTGTTGACTGGTGGTGTTGCCAGGAAGATATATTACCCTAGCTATGTAGGTGATATTAAACACGTTAATGATGATAATGTTGTTGTTGCCAACATATACAAGCCTCAAGACGCAAACGCTGGGACTCCTTTTGCTCGTACTTCTCTTTATGTAGCTAGAGGCACAACGTACATTCAGAAGCTGTACCTTGTGACTAACAGCGAACTGGTTGCAGACGACACTAACTATGCTCAGATACAGTTTATTAAAGTAAGAGCTGACCAAACTACTTGCCCTCTAAACAGTCAAACCCCCCCAGCAGAAGATTGCTTTGCGGGACAGATTGCAAGGATTGAAACTAAAACCATAGAATCAGGTGGTACTGGTAGCTGGAAGATTGGTCAGATTATTGAGATACCTTTCACTGAGCCAAGACTAGATGCAGGAGAAGGACTAGCTTTTACAATCAACAAGCCAAGCGAAGGTGGCGGCACAGGAGTGGTTGTTCCTCACCTTGGTGTTGTTGCCGAACTTTCATCCAACCTATCACTGCAAACAGCAGATTAATTAACGAGAACTATCATGGTCGAAGAGACAAAGGAAGCAATGGATATAGCAGCAGCATCAACTGGGATACTAGCACTGGCAGCATGGTTGCCCCCTGTAGCATCACTGTTTACAATAGTCTGGTTAGGTTTAAGAATCTATGAATCAGATACAGTCCAAGGGCTGTTAGGAAGGAAGTAATGATTGAGAAGTTTATAGCACCTGTCACTAACTTACTGGACAAGTTCATACCCGATGCGGATACCAAGCAGAAGATCGCCCATGAGATTGCAACAATGTCTGAACGCCACGCGCAGGAAATCGCACTGGCTCAGATCGAAGTCAACAAAGCAGAAGCAGGAGGCAACTGGTTCCAAGCAGGATGGAGGCCAGCTACAGGTTGGGTGTGTGTTGCAGGGTTCGCAGTAAACTTCCTGATCTCTCCCCTCGCAGCAGCCTTTGGTGTTACAATACCTCAAGCAGATACAGCGGTTATGCTACCTGTACTGATGGGTATGCTAGGGCTAGGTACAATGAGAACTGTTGAAAGGATGAAGAAAGATGGGTGATGTAGTTAAGCTAAGGCCAGACCTTGCAGCACTGTGTGAAGAGTACGAGACTCTTATAGTCATAGGTGTGAACGACCAGCAGATACAGATCGTTAGTAACTTGGAAGACCCTGACATCCTATACAGTATGGAA